ACTATAAAGACCTTTCAGACATTTGGTTCATTTGCGCAATGGGATACACCATTGTGTACGGCGCTGAAGATTGGGGAATGTATGACCAAAACAACTGATGACGAAATCCTTGCATTGCTTGCCGAAATGGATGAATCTGAGATTGAGCAGTATTTATTGACGCTTGATGAAGATGAACAAGCAGAAATTGCAAAACTACTTGCCGATGCGCCTATTTGGTTCCCATTGGAAGGCCCGCAAATGGCTGCGTATTTATCACAAGCCGATGTTATTGGCTACGGTGGCGCGGCAGGTGGTGGCAAGACGGATTTAATTGTCGGTTCGTCTCTCAATATTCATAAGCGCGTATTGGTTGTACGGCGTGAAAAAGCACAAACCGAGGGCATAATTCAACGGGCTGAAGAAATCTTGGGCCATAAGAACGGCTACAACTCTCAAAAATCATTCTGGAATTTAGGTAAAGGGAAATTAATTGAGTTTGGTGGCTTGGATAATCCTGGTGATGAAAAACGTTGGCAAGGCCGTGCTCATGATTTGAAGGCACTTGATGAAGCTACTGAAATTCGTGAATGGCAAGCACGTTTCGTTATGGGGTGGAACCGTTCATCTGACCCAACAATCAAATCCAAATGCCTTTTGACATTTAACCCGCCAACTACAGCAGAAGGCCGATGGGTAATTGATTTCTTTGCACCTTGGATTAAGAAAGGATACCCGAACCCAGCACAGCCGGGCGAACTACGTTGGTTTGCAAGGGTAAACGGTAAAGAACAGGAAGTTGAAAGCAATAAACAATTTGTACTTATTGATAATCAAATCGTTTATGACTTTGACCCAAAAGATTACAAGCCTGAAGACATCATCACACCGAAGTCACGCACGTTCATTCCTGCACGTGTAACAGATAACAAGTATTACATGGAGACAGGCTACATGAGCACATTACAAGCATTACCTGAGCCTTTACGGTCGCAAATGTTATACGGTGACTTTGGTGCGGGTATTGAAGATGACCCTTGGCAAGTTATCCCGACCGCTTGGGTAGAAGCTGCACAAGCGCGATGGAAGCCAGAAGATGAAATGCGCCTTATGTACAAGGGTGTGTTTGCAATGGATTCATACGGCTTAGACGTTGCACGCGGCGGTAAGGATAGCACTATTGGTTATGCACGTCATGGCTTGTGGTACAACCGTGCAAATGTACTTGAAGGCATCCAGTCTAAAGATGGACCTGCAAGCGCATCGTTTGCCGTGTCACATGTGCGTGATGGTGCGCCAATTCATGTTGATGTCATTGGTGTTGGTGCAAGTACATACGATTTCTTAAAACAATCAGGTATGCATGTCATTCCCGTTGATGTGCGAAACGCTGCAAATTCTTTCGACCGATCTGGTCGCTTAACCTTCTTCAACCTTCGATCACAGCTTTGGTGGCAATTCCGTGAATCATTGGATCCTGCATACGGAAGCACAGTTGCCTTGCCGCCTGAACCTGAGCTTTTAGCAGACTTAACTGCTCCGCGATGGGGCCTGCAAGGCGCAAACATTAAAGTCGAATCACGTGAAGATATCGTCAAACGTATTGGCCGCAGTCCAGACTATGGCTCTGCAATTATCAATGCGCAAATCGACACACCTAAACGTCAAGTCATGCAGGCTATTCATGGTTCAAGTGCAAGACGCGATTACGACCCTTACGCGTAGTGTCAACAGGAAATAGGGTTGTTGGCATTTGTCAAAAGCATAATGTTAATACAAGTTTTTGGAGCTATCGAAATGTGTACAAGCAGTGCATTGAATTTTTTAACGGGCGGAATGATTGGTGGTCAACTTGGCGATGCATTAGGGCTAGGTAAACAACCAACAGTACAAGTACAGGCCCCACCAAAACAACCAACTCGACAGGATTCTAAGTCGCCAGATACTTCAGCAGCAATTGATCGTGTGCAACAAGCCCAAAATTCAATGTCAGGCGGCATTGCAAATACCTTGTACACCGATGCAACAGGTGTTGATGATGAGAATTTGCGCTTAGGTAAAAAAACTCTTTTAGGCAGTGGCGGTTAATATGCACCAAGACGATATCAGAGCGCTGAAAAAACGGTTTGATGCTGTGTGGCAAAACCGTGTCACAGATCAGGACGACTATTGTGCTGAGTTAGCATTGCACGTTTTACCCGTTGCTATCAAAACGATTAAGAACCAAGAAAAGCATGACCGATCAGCTTGGTCAAAGATCGTTGATAACACTGGTAAAGATTCGTTAAAAACCTTAGCAGCGGGCATGGTATCAGGTACATGTTCGCCAAGTCGTAAATGGTTCACACTTCAAGCTTCAGATGAGGCTTTACAAAAAGATATTGAAATAAAACAATGGCTTAAAGCGGTTGAGGATGCGTGTTATGTGGCATTTTCAAAGAGTAATGTATATCGAGCAGTGCATCATATCTACATGCAAGAGGGTGCATTCGGTATTGGTGCAGCTTTAGCACCTGAGCATGGCGATAAATCCAAAGCGGCATTGATGGATTTGATCCCTATGACTTTTGGTGAATTTGCTATCACCACCGACGAGTTTAATAAACCCAATGGCGTATATCGCAAGTTCAAATTGACCACAATAAATATGGTCAAACAGTTTGGCTTAGATAGCGTTTCTGACTCAGTTAAAAGTGCATATGACAACAATAACTTTGAGCAAGAGTTTGAGGTTCAGCATGCGATTTATGAGCGTGAAAATGCAAAAGGTCATGGCCCTAAAAATATGCCGTTTGCATCGATCTACTTTGAACCAAACGCAAATGACAAGTTGCTACGTGAAAGCGGAATGATGAGCTTTCAAGTCATTTGTGGGCGTTGGACAGTTTCTAGTAGTGATGTATACGGTGAAGGCCCTGCAAGTGATTGCATAGGTGATTTACGCGCACTTCAGAAAGGGCATCAACAAATTGCAGTAGGTGTTGATTATCAAGTTCGCCCGCCTTTGCTTTTACCTGATTACCTGAAAGGCCAAGAGCGTGAAACATTGCCAAATGGTATTGCTTTCTACCAACAGTCACCATCGAATCAAGTTGCCCAAGTTCAGCCGATGTTGAACGTTCAATTCAACTTGGAAGGCGTAATGGATTTAATCTCACAATGCCAAGAGCGTGTAAAACGCTCATTTCATACCGACCTATTCATGATGCTCGATGCTTTTGACAAGGGCAAAATGACTGCAACAGAAGTGTATGAGCGTAAATCAGAAAAGATGCTCATGCTTGGGCCGGTTGTTGAGCGCCAGATTGATGAGCTGCTGCGCCCCCTTGTAGAAATCTGTGTTCATCGCGTTCTATCAACCAATGCTTATCTTCGCCAGATTGCACCTGCTGCAATCCAAAATGCCAATGTCGAAATCAATTTCGTATCAATTCT